CAGCGCCTTGTGTTTCTACACGAGAAACAATTTTAACATTCAGTGTACCACCAGTTCCAGCTGAAGTTGTTGTAATGCCTGTAATAATTCCTTTTAGATAACCAGTAAATGAAGAAGTTGATCCAGACCCCGGTATAGTTACCGCAGATAATGCCGCAGTGACTCCATATCCAATTGTTGCTCCTGCTGGTCCAGGCGCAGTGCTACCCAAAGTAATCGTCTGATCTGCAAAATCATCAATCTGACAAACCTTTAATCCATTTCCCCAAGTTCCGGGATCTTTGGAAGCATATGTGAATGCGGTACTGTCAGTATAGTTATTTAAATAATCATCATAATTCTTAATTTTCAAAGTTGTTGTAGAAGCAATACCAACTCCTGCATTTGCGTTCTTAAGATCGTCATCGTCAGTACGACAAACTTTCAGAACTCCTCCATATGATAGGAAAGATGAAGCACTCATCCAATACTCATACTGAGCATCAGTTGAAATGGGCTTACCAAATACATTGATAAGTCCTTGCTCTGTCGTAATATTAATAGGATCATCGATTGGTCCAATTTCAAAAGGACCGGCCATTGCGCCGATGTTATCCAATACATTATCAGCTCTCCCTACAGTTAGGTCAACCTCCCGTACTAATACGCCGGGAGACAATTGAGGAGTCGCCATGAATTTTTCTCCGTAATTCTCAGTTATCTAAAAAATATTTATTAAAATATGCATTTACATATACTCCCACATATATGACCTATCTCCATATTCATCAGTAAACCACCTATCACCATCCCTATCTACAAAACTATTATCATCCATACCATCACTAATAAATCCAAATGGTGCCATATCTTGCTCTATTTGGTCTCTTTGGTCCTCATATAATCTTTTTCTAACATCCTGGTCAGTAAGTTCTTTAAAGTAATCTTGTGCTACTAACCATGCATATATGACCAAACACATTGCAAGGTCATCATTACAACCATCTTCTGCTTCAAAGGAATTGTTCTTTTGAATGAATGTAGTTAATTCACTCATAATCTCATAATCATTGAATATAAGTTTATCACTTTCAATTATTGTCTTTAAGTTAAGAGAACCAACCTTCTTAACTGTCTTGGACATCTTAACTCCAAGTTGAGTCTTCTTACCAGAAAATCCTTGCCCTACTACCTGCCCTGCACGCCCCCTCATAGACGCCATAAGCAGATTTGAATACTCCATATCATAATTCAAAATTGATGCTACTTGATCGCCTACATCATTAACCTCACAGAGTATAAATGATTCATTATAACTCCTTGCTACTTCATATATGACATTTGGAAATAGCATAGGTTTGATTTCATTGTTCCTATATTTGGCAACAACTCTATGTGGGAAAGTGGTAATATCTATAACAACAAAAGCAGAATAATCTTTTACAACTCCTCTTGCTACGTCAACAGTCATAAGATAATCATGCTTTGGTTGGGGGTCTTCATATACATCTAACCCAGCATTTCTTGTTTTGGGATTTTCATAAACAAGAGTTCTTAATTTACTGGGTGCAATTAGAGTATCAACAGACCCTAAAAATTCACATTCAAATTCAACTTTAAACTGTTGCTCAGAAGTGTTAGCAATTGTCTGCTCTTTCCATTTATCATCTCTACCTGGAACTTCTGACCAATGAACATCTGTGGGGATATACTCATTCTTTCCTCTTTCAGCATCGTGCCAAAGACGATAAAAATGATTCATTCCATGTGGCGTTGAGACGATGATGACTTTTGTGCTTTTACCAGAAGTAATAGTAGGATAAACGGAACTAAAGAATGAGTCTGCAATATGGTTTGGAACGAACGCAAATTCATCGAGGAAGAGGATGTTAAACGACATACCTCGGACAGCACTCGCAGATGTAGAAGCTGCCAATATCTTACTGCCATTTTCTAACTCCAATGAACCTCTATTCCATGATAACACACCTTGCTGCATCCACTTGGGAACATTTTCATAAGCAGTTTGTAAACGACCTAAAAGTTCTCTAGCAGTAGCAGCTTTGTTAGCAAGGATACCTATATTTACACTATCATTAAAGAGTAAGAAATGCAAAAGATAAGATATAACAGTTGTAGATTTACCCGTCTGTCTGGGCATCTTACAAATATTAAATCTATTTTCATGAAAATTAGTTATTAATCCTTCTTGAAAATCATATGGTTCAAACGGCATCAAACCGTGGTCTAGAGTAACAATCTTTACATGCTCTTTTGCAAAATAAACAGGGTCATGTCTACAAGCCATAAACTCAAGAATCTGGTCCTGAGTAAATTCTTGTGCAACATTTGCTTTTTTTAAATTTGGATTACCAAGATAAATTTCATCAGACATAACAATCTCCTACATCATTTCGCCAAATATATGTTTGTTTGAATTATTTAACATAGATTTATCATGCTCTATAGTTTGTCTCGTCATATCTAGTATTTTTTGTAAATTCTCTACTTTCTTCTCTAACTCTTTAGTTTTACTGTCTTCCTCCCGTTTGGAGGAGTGGTTGTCCTGGTTCATAGTCCGAAATCTGAAAATAGGAGAGTTTAGCACCAGGGTATACTTTCTCCACCTGGGACTGAACTTCCGTTCTACTTGGCCTTTTGGCCTGTGGGAAAAACATTTTTATTCCGTATTGTTTTCCTCTCCATGTAGCTACAACCGCAACAATATTTCCTTGCTGAGAAGGAAGTCTAACTGATTCAGATACTCTTATATCTTTAAGGGAAGGTGGAGTTATAACATCGATAACTTCCAGAAAAGGGTTACCCCTAGCATCCTCAATTGTTACGCTCGCCATAGATAATAAAAATGTTTACAATACTATTTATCTTTTCAGAACCTTATCGCCCACATTTACGCTATTTTCTACAAACCATCCTCTATTAACTTCTAAGGCATATAATACTTCTCCATCAGAAGAAACTGGAAGAAGAGTAAATGGATCTAGTTCTTTAATGCTCTCAATTGTTCCATCTTCTTTAATAAAAGCAATATCCAAAGGTATCTTAGTATCTTTCATATGAAATGACTTTTGACCTGCTTCTGCAAATATAAAAAGCATTCCAGTATCTTCTTCTAAACTCTCTCTAAACATCAACCCCAAGTTAAAATCAGTTTGGGATTGTGGGATTTCAATATTAAGTGGAATGGTTAGAAAAGATTGCTCTGCTTCATATTCCTCTCTAAATCCTTGAAACTGTCTATAAGTTTTTTGCATTCTTTGTGCCGTTTTTGCTGCTTCTATATTTACAAACTCTTTTGATGCATCTACCATTTGATCGATAGATGGTCCATCATTAGATTTATTAAGTTGCAATTTCATCACTGGATATACATTAGAAAATCTCCACTTAGCCAATCCAGATTCACCGGGAGTTTGATATCCCTGCGATAGCAAATCATCATTAACATTAGGAAAGAAAAATTTATCAAACCCAGCAACTGGTGAAGATGCATTAGCACCAAAACCAGCAGTAGTTGCAGGATTACCACTAGGATTACCTGCACTATTGGCATGATTGGTAGGTGCAGCTTCTTTTAGAAAGTTTTTAAAAGGTTTCATATTAGAATACTCCCATACCAAGTCCTAAGGTAACGCCAGGTACGCTATTCCAACTACTTCCATCATAAAATTCTATTTTTGAAGTGCTAGTATTGAAAATCATTGCACCTTGAGTTACTGTAAGAGCATCCCTCTGTGTAGTATTTAGGACAGGAGGGTAAAATGCACCAGTTGTTCCAGAAACAACCATTGAAGAAGCTGTTATAATACCAGTGGTGTTAATACTAACAGTGGTTCCTATTCCAACAGAAGTTTCTTTTCCACTTTCATCAGCAAATTCTATCTCACCAGTCGTTTCACTCTTTTTAATAGTAATCGCTGTACTGCCAGAACCAATTTTTAACTCTTCCAATCCAGTAAGAGTTTTTGCATTTGGATCAAGGGTGATAGATGCTGTACCAATAGTAAGAATACCAGTAATTCTAGCATCACCATTGATAACTAAATCTTCATTATAGAATCCAGTATCAACACCAACATGCAATTTGGATGTTAAAGTTGATACGCCAGCAGTTACAACAAGACCTCCAGTAGTAACTCTAACTCCTTTACCTGCCGTTACAATACCAATAGAATCAACATTCGTTACATCATCATAAGTAATAGTTCCCGCAGCAGAAATATTGCCAGTA